GAAACTAAGGGTATGCTTATAAATCTTTCGGCATATTGCTACTGATTTTCCATATACCACTATATCCCCATCCTTGAACTCAAGCTGCTTTTCAATCTCCAAAGTTTCAAGATTGAGCTTGCCGTCCAAGTGTTCCTCAATGGTTTTGATGTAAGTCTGAGCAACATCATCGGTTGCTTTCTCAAATACAGAAGTTAACATTTTGGTTTCTTCTTTATTATAATCTTCTACGTTACATTCTTTCCAAAGATAATGCTTACCTTTAAATCTTGTGTAGGTATCATCCTCAAACTTTTCAAAGATAATATGCACATTATCTTTACTCACCAGCACATCGCCCTTCTTCCACAAGAATTTAGACCAGTCTCGCATTTCTTTGGAAGGAAAGAGAATCTGTAAGCCATCAAACCATCCTCTAAGTGTTCCAAGTTTAGAATAACCAAAAAGCTCATTATAACCTCCTTTGTCCCTTGTACACCAAATTGAAGTTTCAATTTCTGTTGTTTCAACGTTATCAAACTCTACATCTATATTATGCAACCAGTCATACAACTTAGTTCCTTGCGGTTTATCCTTTAAAATAGCCGCTATATTAATTTTTGTCTCCATATCACTTCACTCTTTTAAATTGAACATTCTTTCCGTCTTTTCTGTCGATTGCGGCACAACAAATATCTTTGCAGATATTTTCATAAATATTGCTGCTTATTTCGTCAAAGAAGCAACCATTACATTCTTCTGTCTCGCTTTCAACCACCTTTAAGGTGATTTCTGAGCCAATAGGTAAATCTTCCATACGCTTAATTTCTCATTATGTGACATTTGATAACCTTATGAACCGCATTTGGCTGCGATTCATTGAAATTCTTAATGAATTGACGCTCCATTTCCTTTGGAAAGATGGGCTTTATCGGCTTCGGCATAGTGAGGACGGCTTGAATCTTTGCCCCCCCATCCAAGGTAAGCAGACATCTGCGACTAATTTTCTCAAATAACATTTTTGTATCTCCTATATTTAAACGTTAAACAAAATCTTAGTTTTTTATAATCTAATTATATACCACGATAGAAGCGAAGCGAGCCGAAGGCGAGCCTTCCATTACCTCATAGGTATTAGCATACACCCTACAGACTACCCCTCCCTTGATATAAGTATAGTTATTGAGTATCATATCCTTTACATAGTCAATAGAGGATAAAAAACGCTTTTCTATGTTTCTGTATTTGCATAAAATCTCGTTTTTGACCGCAAACTTTACTAAATCAAAGGCTTTCTGTACGCTTACGCTTAACTTCTCAGCTATATACTTATATGATATACCATTCTCTCTAAACTTATCGCCGTAGCCAAAACGATTACAAACCTTCTTAGCCGCCTTCAACTCTTTTAAGCCTTTAGGGTGCTTAGACTGCTGAATCATTTGCTTAGCGTAATTCTTTCGATTCTGTACATCAATGATAAGCATAGCAGATAAGGTATCTTCTATGAACTTTACATTCTGTGCATAGGCATTCTTTTTAGAATCATTCCTTGAGATAAACTCGATATTAGGAACGAGGACGTTCCTGTGAGAGGTATGACTTTTTAGAGACTTGAAGACGAGGCAACGATTATTCTTGCCCGTGAACTCAACCAAGCCCAGAGCCTTCAAGGTATCAATACGCTTACGGACAGCACAGGCACTTACTCCCGTGATTTCGTGAAGCTTATTGATGCTCCATCTTTGCACGGCAGAAGACTTGACCCTTGTCTTAATGAAAAGGGAAAATGCAATTGCTTTCCTTAGTTCGGGATTGCAATACATATTGTTCAATATCTTTCTGCGTATCTCCATTTTACAGATGCTTTAAAAAGTCAAGAGCAGCAAAGAAATGGGGATTCTCTGCTGCTCCGTATTTAGTAGCCTTGCGGCTCACGTAAATCCAAACTCTTACACGTTAGAAAGCTCCCCATAAGCTTGCTAGGTGATAGTGTTCTTTCTTAAACACACCGCAAAATTAATAAAAATCTGTCAAATAACCAACTTTTCTATTAATAAATTTAAAATAATTAATAGTTTCTATTCGCTTTTTAATAGATTTTTATAACTTTGCATTATATTTTCTATTAATAACCAAATAATAAGTAATAGCGTATGATATACAATCAATATCAGCAGTATGAACTCTCCGACCGCATCATGCAAGCGGTATGTGAGGTAGGCAAGGTTACGTTCATGGAACTTTGCTCTGCGGTGAAGACCGTCAAGCTCAACACTCTTAGAGGACTATATTGCCTCATAAGCCGTGATTATTGCATTCACCCCGACCGCTCGGCTCGCCTACTCTGCCGCACCAGAGCAAACGTAATCAACCAAGCACGAAAGTATATGCAATACGTTCAGTCAAAGGATAAGTACACCTTATCTATATATAACCAAATCGTAGAACTCTTAAAAAGTAACAAAGAATGAAAAGAACAGATTATGAGCTTACCTTGCCCGACCAGCTCTTCCCAACGGACAATGACCTAGAGATTCCGACACTCGATATTGATATGCAAGCCAAGGAGTGTCAGTCACCCTTCCTTTGCTTCGGCGAACAGAAGAGAACCTTCAATCTCAATGGCGAAGGCTCTTTGCACTTCTATACCGATGATTACCGCTTCTCAGCTATCTACGAGCACCCTGAGAAGATATTGCAGCATCACCCTGCTGTAATCGTTGAGCCGAACTTCTCCCTATATAATGAAATGCCCGTATCTTTTGGCTTGCAGGCTATCTACAAGAAACGTTGGATTGCCCGTTGTATGCAAGGTAAGGGTATCGGTATCTTCGTTGACCTTAACGTGGCGCAGAAGTTCTATCGCCTCAATATGATTGGCGTACCTCGTGGATGGCGTGCCTTCGCTACCCGTGGATATTCTGATAGACTGAATAACCTCGCCTTTGAATATTCCATCGCAAGCGATTGGGCAGAGGGCAAAGAGCCGCTATTTGTTATCTACGGCGGCGGTGCTGAGTGTCGGCGGTTCGCCCAGACCCATAGAGGTTGCATCTACATCAACCCCGTTGTTACTACAAAGAAGCAGCTTGCCGCCTTGCAGAAGATTCACGAAGGTGTTGCCTTCATCGGTGAAGAGTTCTCTGTTAAGGCGCAGCTTGATAAGCTCACCCCTTTCTCCAAGCAGATTGAGGATTTCCGAACAGATAATGTCTCTAAACAGATTGAGGAAAAGTAAGATTGTTTATGCGAGATATGGCATTTATTTGCTGTATCTCGCTTTCTTTTGTATCTTTGCATCAGCAAAACGGAAATTGTGGAATATAGGTTCTGAAGTGTCATAACAATATGTATTAGTTAAGATTTGGTTAATTGAAAATAATAGTTAGTTTTTAGTCTATAAGCAGCCGCCTGTGATAGGTAGCTGCTTTTCTTATATATAATAGGTATAATATTTTATGATAACTTCAAAGGCTACTCATTATATGGGTAGCTTTTTTATTTGTTTACACGCAACCTATTATTTTCTATTAAAACCCGAATAATCTCCGTAACTTTGCAAATAATAATTATTAAATAATAAAATTATGGCAAGAGAAAAGAGAATCTCACAGAACCCATCCATCGCAAAGGATGAGCTTCTTGTAAAGCTGGGTTTTCGTGAAATGATTGACATTACAAAGCTCCTTTATAATGAGGGGCAGATTGATGGCGTTCCAAAGAACCCTCGCTACTTAAAGGAGAGCGAGCACGACAAGCTCGTCAAGTCACTCGCCGATAGCCCAGAGTTCTTAGAGTACAAGCCTTTGATGGTTTATGGCTTGGAGGATGGTACATACGTCACCATCTGCGGTAATATGCGCCTCAGAGTGGCTAACGAGTTACGCATCGGTGGAAATACGAACTTCGATAAGCTGCCTTGTTTCGTATTGAAGACCGATACCCCAATTCAGAAAATCAAGGAGTATGCTATCAAGGATAACGTGCAAGCTGGTAATTGGGATTGGGATGAGCTTGCGAATGGTGAGTGGGAAACCGATGATTTGCAGAATTGGGGCGTTGATTGCTCTTTTCTCAATACCGATGAGGATGATACCGATATTGATGAGCTATTCGAAGATGCTCAAAATACCGAGAGCAAAGTTAAAGATATTAAGCTCTCCGTCCATATTCCGCAAGAGTTGGAAGATAAGGTAGATGAGATTAAGGAGATTATCAAGTCTGCCGTTTCCGAATACGAAGGTGTGGAAATAAAATAACAGAGATATGGAAGTCTATCTTGCGGGGGGGGCTTACTGGAAATCTTAGTAAGTTTTGGAAAAGTGTTAGTATGGAATTATATATAGCAGGGACTTTAAGCAGCCCCTATGTTTATGAAAAGGCTATGGAAGTTTTTTTAGCAGGTGAACACCCAGTAAAGAACGGCAAGGATGCCGATTGGGAAGGATTAAATATATTGGAAACTTACTATTATCTACAGAATAATAAAGAGTTTCCTCGATTGATAGGCAATTTTCAGAATTTCCTATTAGATAGTGGTGCTTTCACATTTATGTCGGGAGCAGGTGTAGTTGATTTCGATAAATACGTAGAAGGATATGCTGCATTCATTAAGAAGTGGAACGTAAAGAACTTCTTTGAGCTTGATATTGATTCCGTTGTTGGTATCAGAGAGGTTGAAAGACTTCGTGAAAAGCTCGAAAGATTAAGTGGACGTAAGCCTATCCCCGTTTGGCATAAGTCACGAGGAAAAGAGTATTTTATTGAAATGTGCAAGAATTACCCTTATGTGGCTATCGGTGGTATCGTGACTAAAGAGATACCTATCAATAAATATGAAAAGTTATTTCCTTGGTTCGTAAAGACGGCACATAAATATGGCTGCAAGATACATGCCCTTGGATATACAAATATCAGAGGATTGCATACGTATCACTTTGATTCCGTTGATTCTACAGCTTGGCTTTATGGCAATATGAGCGGTTCTATATATAGGTTCAATGCCAAGAACGGAACTATGGATAAAACCAAAGCACCTGAGGGCAAGAAACTTCGCTCAAAGTTGGTTGCTGCACATAATTTCGGCGAGTGGGTACGCTTTATGAAGTACGCCCGTGCAAGATTATAAAAGATAAATATTTAAATTTTAATTAGTTATGAAAGATTCATTGATTATTGTATCAGGAGGTATGGACTCGGTAACTCTCCTGCATGAGAAGAAAGAGAACATTGCTCTCGCTATTTCTTTTGATTATGGCTCTAACCACAATCAGAAGGAGATTCCTTTTGCTAAGTTGCATTGTGAGCGACTTGGTATCAAGCATATTGTCATTCCACTCAACTTTATTCACGACTACTTCAAATCTTCTCTCCTCGAAGGAGCAGAAGCTATTCCCGAAGGTAACTACGATGATGAGAATATGAAATCAACCGTAGTTCCTTTCCGTAACGGCATCATGCTCTCTATCGCTTGCGGTATCGCAGAGAGTAACGGATTGAAGAAGGTGCTTATTGCTAACCATTTCGGCGACCACGCTATCTACCCAGACTGTCGCAAGGGCTTCATCGATGCCATGTCTGAGGCAATGAAGAATGGTACTTACGAGGGTATTACCATTGATGCTCCTTATACCAGTATTACGAAGACTGATGTTGCTCGCCACGGCAAGGAGCTTGGCATTAACTACGCTGAAACTTGGAGCTGCTACAAGGGCGGTGAGAAGCATTGCGGTAAGTGTGGAACTTGTATGGAACGCAAGGAAGCTCTCCGTGATGCAGGTATTCCAGACCCAACCGAATACCAGGATGAGTAAGGCAAGCGGAGGTACACGAAACTATTCGGGTAACCCTAAGACGATGGCTAAGAGAGAATCAGAATTTCAAGCCATCGTCTCTACGGGCAACTATAAAGATAGCTACTTCGATAAAAGCGGCGGTTATTATGTGGTACATAACAACCATAATAAGATTGCTGACCCGAATACCAATAAGGAAATGTATGCCGCAGAAGTTCTTGCAAAGAAGGGTTATCGTGTATATTTGATGAGCGAAAACTCATATATTACGGGAGCGAAGAAAACTGATGGCTTCAAAGAGCACTCCGTGATGGATATGAAAACCATCAACTCGGCGAGTGCCTATAAGGTTGAGAATGCATTGAAAAGTGCTGCAACACAAGGAGCGGAGGTTGCTATCCTTATACAGAACACTAAGGCTATGACAAAGGAATATGTCAAAGACCAAATTTCTATGTATCTCACTCATGCAAAAGGAAATGAAAGAGGTAACTTAAAAGAAGTTATTGTTGTTGGCTTATCAGGCAATGTTCATCGCCATAAGCTTTGATAAAAAAAACAGCAAAGCAGGTACACCTCTTTGCCTTTGAAGAATAAGCATGAAATCGAGCAGCCAGTGTACTGACCCACCCGATTTATTCCTCTCGGTCGCAAAATTAAGAATAAAAATTGAAATAACAAAATAAAAGGAAGAAAAATTATGTATTACGTTTCAAAAAGAATGGAGATTGCCGCTTGTCATAAGCTGAATCTCTCTTATGAAAGCAAGTGCGCCAACCTTCATGGGCATAATTGGATTATTACTGTCTACTGCAAGGCTGAAAAGCTGAACAAGGATGGTATGGTGATGGACTTCAAGCATATTAAGCAGAAGATTCACGGCTACCTCGACCACGGCAACCTCAACGAGCTTTTGCCTTTCAATCCTACTGCTGAGAATATCGCCAAATGGATTGTTGCTCAGTTCCCAGAGTGCTACAAGGCACAGGTACAGGAGAGTGAAGGCAATATCGCTGTTTATTGTGATGATGATAAAATTGACGGAAAGGAGGCTCTCTAATGGCTAAGTACAAGGTAAACGAAATCTTCTACTCTATCCAAGGTGAGGGAAGACATGCAGGTAGAGCGGCTATCTTCGTCCGCTTCTCGGGTTGTAATTTAAAGTGTCCTTTCTGTGATACTGATTTTAAGAAGTATGAGGAAATGGGGGCTATTGATATTCTGAATAAGATTCAGTTGCTCTCACCTGATTGCAAGTTCGTTGTCTTTACGGGCGGTGAGCCTACATTACAGGTGGATGAGGAGCTTACTACCCTTCTCCAAAATTGGGGCTACTATATTGCTGTGGAGACCAACGGAACGCATAAGATTCCAGGTGGTATTAACTGGGTTACTTGCTCTCCTAAGTGCTTATTCGTTAAGGGCGCAGAACCTATCATTAAGGTTGCTACCGAGGTGAAGGTTGTCTTTGATAGTGAGCACGAGATTACCGATTGTGGTATTGATGCAGATTACTACTACGTTCAACCTTGTGATACGGGCGATGCGAAGAAGAATGCTGAGATTCTGAAACAAACAGTTGCTTTCGTAGAGGCTAACCCTAAGTGGCGACTTTCTTTACAGCAGCAGAAGATTCTCAATGTGAAGTAAATCATTTCGCCTATGAGCAAGAATAAAAAGAAAACCCCGACAAAGTATCGTCCTATCTGCTTTTATTGCGGTGGGAAACTTTGTTGGGATTCATCGGGTGACCGCAGCGAGGATGATGATTCCATAGTGGATTACTATCATTGTATGCGATGCGGTACTTCTTATGAGGCATGTCAGCCAAATGAGGAGGAGAAACAAGATTATAAAGAATTTTGGAAAGGTTAATAATATGGCTAAGATTACAAAAGAAACAGCAGAAAAGCATATCAAAGAACTCTTGGAGTATATCGGTGAAGACCCTAACCGCAAGGGCTTAGAGGGCACACCTGACCGCATTATCAGAATGTGGAAAGAAATATTCAGAGGTTATAACCCTTCACAGAAGCCGAAGATTACCACCTTTGATAACAATGATGACGGTATCGTCTATGATAACATGGTTATCGACCAAGGCGATTTCCATTCAAACTGCGAGCATCATTGTGTTTGGTTTTGGGGCAAGTATTGGTTCGCCTATATTCCAAACCCAAAGGGCAAGATTCTCGGTATCTCTAAGATTGGTCGTGTAGTTGATTACTGCTCCGCTCGTTTACAGATACAGGAGCGATTGGTACACGACATCGTAGATATGCTGAAAGCGGCTCTCGGTAGCGAATATCCACCACTTGGTATTGCTCTCGTGATGAAGGGTCATCATTCTTGCAAAGAGTTCAGAGGCGCAAAGAAGAAGGGCATTATGACCTCTTCTTACCTTGAAGGTGCTTTCAAAGATGACCCACAAGTGAGGGCTGAGTTTATGAACCTCGTAAATGGTGATAAGTATGAAGGTTAAGTCAGTCAAAACACAAATCTTGGAGGAAGTGGGATTTCTGCTTCCTACCAAGAAACTTCTTTCCTCTAAGGAAAAGGTTGAAATCATGGAGCAGTTCTTGATGATGCCAGCGAGCCAGATAGTGACCTTACAACAAGATGGACGTAAGTCATCTTTTGTACAGCAGATAGCAAAGCTGCTTTATAACAACAATCTTGGAGAGTACTTTAATGTACTGAAAATGTGCCGAGAAATGGCAGCAGAGGAAAAAGAGAATAAAGATGCTTTTCTTAAATAAAAGCTATTGTTGGGAATAAATTAGGAATAAAAGTTATTAATATGCCATTATCAAGAGATGAAAGCAAGCGAAAAAAACAGCTTGCAAACCTTGAAAAAGGTAAGTTTAAGAAAGGTGGAGTTGGTAACCCGAAGGGCAGACCACCAAAGCCTAAGACGATGTCATTGTTCATCGAAGAAATGAAGGAGAAGGGTTACGAAGTGCCTTCCTCTCAGATTATCGCAGAGTCTTTTCTGTATATCGCTACCCTGCCCCAAGCCGAATTGGAGGCGGTGTTGACAGATAAGTCACGCCCGATGATGCAACGCATTATTGCCAAGGGGATACTTGACAAGAAAGGGCTTGATGTGCTCGAAAGAGTTATTGATAGAGCCTACGGAAAGATTCAGCACATTGACCTTACAAGCAAGGGCGAGCAGATTAAGCAAGACCCATTGCAAGTACATGTTGTTACCAATAATGAAGAGTATCAGAAGATTCTCGCTGAGATTCAGAAAGAGAAAGAAAAGAAGGATGCTGAGCCAGATAAAAATATAGGAGAATAAATATATGGAAATACAGAAGAAATGGGCTATGCCAAGTGGTGATACTTTCGGTATAAAGCCAATCAAAGAACTTTTTGATAAATATAATAAAGGTGGTGTTATTATTGACCCATTCGCAAAGGATTGCAAGCTCGGAACAATTCGCAATGACTTAAATCCGAACTGTGATACTCAGTATCACCTTGACGCATTAAAGTTCCTTCAAGGGCAGAAATCCAACTCTGCTGATATGGTATTATACGACCCACCTTATAGTGTTACACAAGCATCTTTGCTATATAAGGATTTTGGTAAAGAGAAATTGGAGATAAATGTCTCTAATGCCAAATATTGGTCTTTATGTAAGAAGGAGATTGCAAGAATATTAAAGAATGAAGGTATCTGTATTTCTTGTGGTTGGAATACACAAGGAATAGGAAAATGTAACGGAGCGGTATGTAAAGAGATTCTTATCGTAGCACATGGCGGCTCGCACAACGATACCTTAGTCACAGTTGACGAAATAAAGAAATAAGAGCAGATAAAGGATAATAGAGATATGCCGCACGTATATTTAGCAAAGAACTACATGAGGGTAAAGGCAGCGAAAGAAGCAGGGTTCACAACTTGCTCTCTTCAAGGAAGTTCACGTTCTGCCAAGACCTACTCGGTTGTGCAGTTCCTTTGTATGCTTTGCTTCAACTATGCTGGAACGACCGTTTCCATCATTCGTGCTGGTATGCCTTCCATTAAACGAACTGTCTATCGTGATTTCAAAGATATAATGCTCAACTTTGGTTGGTGGGATGATAAGTGTATGAATAAATCGGAGTTCGTTTATACTTTCCCTAATGGCTCTTGGATTGAGTTCTTCTCCACCGATAACGAGCAGAAGGTGCGTGGTTCTAAGCGTAAGATACTTTTCGTAAATGAGGCGAATGAGCTTTCTTTCATCGAATGGCAGCAGCTACAGATGCGTACCACGGAGTTCTCTATCCTTGATTATAACCCTTCCTTCTCAGAAGACCATTGGATAAATCAGGTAAATGAAGAGAAAAGTACCTATTGGTTTATATCCACATACAAGGATAACCCTTTTCTCGAACCAAAGGTTATTGCTGAGATTGAGAGCCTTAAATGGAAGAATCCGAGCCTTTGGCGTATTTATGGTTTGGGATTGCGCTCTATGGTTGAGGGCTTGATTTTTAAGAATGTAGTTGTTGATGATTATATTCCTATACAAGCGCACAGACACCGATACAGAGGTATTGACTTCGGTTACTCCAATGACCCTACGGCGATTGTTGATGTGTATATCTACGGAAAGATTATCTATATAGATGAAATATGCTATCAAACAGAAATGCTTGCTTCTGATATTATTAGGGTATTGAAAGAGGATAAAAAAAATATTGAGGTAATATCAGAGAGTGCCGACCCTCGTCTGATTGATGAAATCTATAATGCTGGTATTGATATAAAACCTGTAAAGAAGTTCGCAGGTTCTATTCAAGCTAGTATTATGAAGATGCAAGAATACACAATTCATATAACAAAACGCTCTACAAATGTAAGAAGAGAATTTAATAATTATACCTACCGCCAAGATAAGGAAGGAAAGTGGCTTAATGAGCCTATAGATATGTATAATCACGCTATAGATGCATGCCGATATGTTGTTATGGAGAAGTTGTTGGGCGATTATGGCAGCGGAATGCAAGCCGCTGACATTCTCGGTCTGATGGGTTAAAATCGAAATGCTTATGAAACGAATATATGATAAACAGCCAAGGGAGCATCATCGTAAACGCTCCCACTATAATAGCAGAGGAGTAGCCAAATTATCCTTTGATAATGAGAAGGCAGCCGCAAGATACATGAAGAAAAAGCGGCTACTCGGTTACTCCGCATATCTTTGTTGTGAGTGCAATCATTGGCACATTGGAAGACAGCCGAAATAGGCGTTTTTCTTTTGTTTACACAGGGTTTCTTCTTCATGCCTATATAAGTTATATTATTACTAACTTTGCCCTTGTTATAACAAAAAATATTCATATATGAGAGCAATAGAACAGATAGTAGCAATACAAGATGCGAACACAGTCCGCTCGGTATTGACAGCAAGAAAGAAAGGCTTTAAGACACCACTGAGTGTGCTTGAAGACCAATGGAATCCATCAAAGCATAAAATCTTTGATGAGGATTTCCGTCCTAAGAAGCGAATTAAAGTACCTACGGGTCAGTATGACCCTATCACACAGAAACCGATTTATAAGGATAAGAAAGTTGAGCCAGTAAGAATCGCTATCCCTGCTCAGAAGTCAATCACAAATCTTACTGTTGGTTTCTTGTTTATGAATGCCGTTACCTATAAAGCTACGGCACATGGTGTTGATATAAAGAAGATGAACGATAAGCAGCAGAAGCTATATGACGGCATCATGCACTGCTATCACGACAACAAGATGAAGTACTTCGATAAGCGACTTGCCCGTACCCTCTTCAAGGAATGTGAGTGCGCCGAGTTATGGTATATGCCAACAGACGCAGAGGGAAAGCTTCGAGGCGAAATCCGAGTTCAGTTGCTTTCGCCTTCAAACGGCGATAAGCTCTACCCTCATTTCAACGATTTCCATATCATGGACGGCTTCGCCCGTGAGTACTATGTATATGATGAGCTTGGAAAATCTGAGTTACATTTTGACGTATATACAGATAGATTGTGCTATCAGTACACTAATATTGATGGCGCAGGTTGGAAGCTTATCTCTGCCCTACCTCATGGCTTCACCAAAGTGCCTGTCGTTTACTATAGACAAGACCAAGCAGAGTGGGAAGATGTTCAATGGGCTATTGACAGAGTGGAAACTTGTATCTCAAATTGGGGTGATACGAATGACTACTTCGGGACACCTAAGTACTTTATTAAAGGTCGTTTGGAGGGCTTCGCTGAGAAGGGCGAGCAAGGCGCAGTCTTCCAAGGTGGCAGTGATGCAAGTATGAACGTCCTTTCCTGGGATAAATCACCTGAGAGTGTGAAGGGTGAAATTGCTTACCTCTTCAATATCATCTATTCATTCACCTCAACAGCCGATATCAGCTTTGAGAATATGAAGACCTTGGGTAGCAATACCTCGGGTGCGGCTATCCGTTTGATGTTTACTGCTCCTTATATGAAAGCAGATTTGAAGACAGAAATGTTCGGTGAAATGTTTACTCGCCGCTCGAATATCGTAGCTAACGGCATCTGTAATACGGGAGTTTACGTAAAAGGTATCGACCAGAGTGTTGCTGACCAGATTGACTTTGAGCCAGTCTTCAAGCCATATCTGCCAAAGAATGATGTTGAAATGTTGCAACTTATCACTTCATCCAATGGTGGTGCGAAATCTACCTCTAATCGCCGTGCTATCGAGCTTAACCCTCTTAATGATGACCCTGATAAGGTTGAGGAAGAAATGAAGAGTGAACAGGAAGAAGCGTTGGCGCAGCAAGCAGCCCTTTCGGGACTTGGTAGTGCGACAAGTGGAAGTCAGTCAGTTTCCAATGAAGAAGAGGAAGAAGAATAACTATGCCAAAGAAGCTCACATCAAAACAGCAGAAAGAACAACTGAATAATCTGTTCGCCGTTTATAATAAGCGGTTGGGCAGATTATACAGCGATTATGTCAAGAAGCTCACCTCTCTTGGCTATGGAGAAGATGTGCTCGAAGATGATGCGCTTTTTAACTTTGATAACTTTCCGCAGTTAAAGGCTCGTTTGAACGACATCTTTAATGATTACTATCAGAATAGCCTTCTTTGTTATAAGAGCGGCATCACCGATGGCGTAGCGTTGGCGTATAACCACGATGAGATGGTTATAGGCGGTTATTCCGTGCTTACTGATAAAGCTATAAGGGTCGCACGAGATACTGCCGCAGCCACGTTTATTGCAAATCGTTTGAAAACAAAGAATGGATTGAATCTCTCTCAGATTATTTGGAACTACTGCCAACAGACAAAGAGTGAGTTTGAAATGGCTATGAGTAATACCATTGCGGACGGAATCAAAAAAGGCTCATCAGCAGAGGAAGTAGGCAAGAGCATACGAAAGTATCTCAACGACCCAGATATGATGTATCGCCGTTATCATACTATCAAGGTTCAGAAGAACGGAAAGAAGAAAGATGTGGTGACTTGGCGCAGACGTAGAATCATAGACGGCAAGGTGCGCTTCGTTGAAGAGCCATTGGAGAAGGTAGGCATGGGTGTTTACCGCTCGGCGAGAAAGAACGCTCTCAGAGTAGCAAGAACGGAGATAAATTCCGCATATCATAAGGCAAGAAATGAGCGATGGCAGAACGAGCCGTTCGTTATCGGTCAGTATATTCACGTATCACCACAGCATAATATTGATGATATATGCAACGACCTTGAAGGTCGCTACCCGAAAGATTATGTATGGATATCTTGGCATGCTCAATGTATCTGTACCTCAGACCCTATCACTATACAAGGCGATGAGAAAAAGGAGTTTTATAAACGCTTGATGGCTGGCGAGGATATGAGTAACTACGTATCCCCTTTTGCCGTGCTCACTATGCCCGAGAAGTACAATCAATACATTAAGGATAACTCTGAAGCTATAGTGAAGGCAGGAATGAGGGGTAAATTGGCTTGGCATTTACAAGATAACACAAAGTATTGGGCACATCTTTTAAGCCCGTTAGACCGCAAGAAATTGGGGTTAAAGGCGGTTTCTTCTAAGGAGCTTATACTTGCGAAGGCAAAGGAACGCCACGCCCTTAGAACTAAGGAGCAAATAGATAAAATACAGAGCCGATGGGATAAGCATAGACGTGACTATTACAATGGCTTGGTTCATAATCTGCTCGGTAGTAAATCTGTTACGGATATAAAGAGCCAAGACCTCTTTGAACGGTACTATGCTATCCGCTACGCAATCAAGGACAAAAAGAGTGCTTCTGAGATAGCATCTTTGTTTGATAGATTCAAGCGAGGTTATCAGACTAAACTTGCATGGACTGACCGCAAGGTTGCAATGAATGTTATGAAGGTGGCTGCTAATTACGGAGAAACCGATATTTCTTCCGTTCTAAGCGCATTAAAATCTGCTAACTATACATTAGCAAGGAAAGAAGCAAAAACGCTCGCAAACGCCATTTCTGCCATTAAAAAGGATGAATTATCACTCTCCGCTCTCATCCCTGATGTCAATAAGTGGCATAAGCAGTTCACGTCAAAGGAATTGCACGGAGTATATGATGCCGTAGAGGCGAAGTTGGCTCAATGGCAAAGCTTGACGCTTGAACAGCAAGCTAAGAAACTACAATTTGAAGCTATTGATTTTCTTGGCGGCAATATGCACGGGGTTCAGCAGAAGTATGCTACATGGAAGGTATCGCAAGCGGCATATCTCAAAAAGCTTGATGAGGTAAAAACGGCGATTGATTGGGTAAATATCAATAAAGCTTATGCTGACGTAAAAGGTTATAAGACACAGAGCAAGATATATCATAAGCTTATCTATGACCTTGAACACGCCATGCTCGAAAAGGATAAGACCCTTGCTGAGCAGTTGCTTTATGAAGCTAAGCAAAAGAAAGAAACTCTTATTAATGCGAAAGCAAAACGAAATGCGAAGAATGTT